ATGTGTCTTGAAAGTGACCACAAACAGGTCTGTTGTAATCGTGCCGTAAGGGTTATTAAGTGCGCCTAGAATTGTGCCTATAAATATAGTTAAAGTATACGAAATTTTACAAGGAAAAGCAACCGGAATGGTGTTCAGACAAATAGGACAAGTGGTAAAGAAAGTGGCGGGAGGAGCCATCAACCGTACACTGTCGCGACTGACGGGCGCCGGTATAAAAACAGATTCACGACTGGTCCGAGCACGTGCTAAGTGGTCAGGTCGCAGTGACAACACTGATTGGCGTGTCAGGTTGGAAGTGCCCAATGGACCTCTGAGACAGTTTTTTGATTTCGAGAACAACGAATTAATGAAACCGTTGGCAGAGTCCAATGGTATTTTCTGGCCGTTGACACCGGCCGTGGTAATACAGCACTCCGCAAATTACAACGCCATGGACATGGTGCACAGCAATTTCCCACACCAGGCATACCAGAATTCACAAGTGGACCAGATGAACATCATTGGTGAGTTTCCTGTGCAGAACGCCGAGGACGCCCAGCACTGGGTGGCCACAGTGAACTTCCTACGTACAGCGACTAAGATGTTCTTCGGTACAGAGGAAGGCAGTGCAGGACTCAAAGGCAATCCACCACCGATCATGCACTTGTATGGTTATGGGGATCACATGTTCAACAGGGTACCGGTTGTAATAAACTCGTTCAACGTTGAACTTAGACCGGGCATAGATTACATATCTACTAAACAAGAAAGCAATCCAGTGAGACAACTGACAGGACCAGATGCAGGTTTCTATCTGAATGGCACAGGGGAATCACAGTCGTGGGCTCCCACACTGTCAAACATATCTGTGTTGATCACACCGATTTACTCAAGGGACAGCGTCAAGAACTTCTCAATGAAGAAATTCGTCAACGGTGAGCTTAATGGAAAAAGCAGTGAGGTAGGATTCATCTAATGGCAAAATACTCAAACACATCGCCTTATTTCGAAACGTCCGAGGTAGGAGATTATCTAGACATACTGAATCCAAGGACGATAACAGCAGAACAGGACGATCAGACCTACAAGATAGAGAGGACATATGCATACAGGCCTGACCTACTTGCGTATGACTTGTATGGTTCTCCGAGGCTGTGGTGGGTGTTCGCACAGAGGAATCCAGATCAGTTAGAGGATCCCGTCTACGACTTCAAACCGGGAGTGACCATACAGTTACCCAAGAAAGAAAATCTATTGCGCGATTTAGGAATTTAAGATGGCAGTGTCGTACGTCAATAAGAATGTCAACGTGAACACCGCTGAAGGTCCTGCGGGCAAGTACAAGAAAACCATCAAGAACGACAAGTATGTGACGGACATATCAGACCCCAATGTGTTGTTTGACTTTGCGTCATACAACGCTCTGTTCACCCTGAGTGCTCTGAGTCAGGAAGACCTCAAGGATACAAAAACTTTGTTGAATGCAAAACCTCATGATGTTATCATCAGGAGCAGTGGTATAGGACCCAACGAGAATACATCAACACCAGACCTTTCCGCAGAGGACAGGAAGATAATAGAACAGAACGAAAGATTGCAGGGAGCGATCAATAAAAGTCAGGAGACACTGAGGCGTAACAGGGATCTGTATTTCAAAAGTGTGACAATGAACTCTATCCCAGGATTGAACGACAAGAGAAGGTTAACATCAGTCACGCAGATACAAATGGACGTGGTGGAACCTTCGGGCATCACATTACTGGAGAGGATCAGGGCCGCCGCCATCAACAACAACTTTCTTGATCATCTAGACGCTCCTTATTTGCTGACTGTGGAGTTCCAGGGGTTCGATGAAATGGGCAGACCCGCCAACACACAACAACAAAAATTCACCAAACGTGTGATACCTGTGAAGTTGGTGGACATGCAGATGGACGTGAACCAGGCGGGCACGGTCTACAGCATAAAGGCAATTCCATACAATGAATTCGCCTACGTGAACAGGTACAACTATCCAAGGACGTCGGGAACACTCAATCCCACAAACCGTTCTTTGAAATTTGCCGCTTTGGCGTTGGAGGACCTTTTGAACAAACAGAATGACGACGAGGCCAAGCAGGGTCTGGTTGGAATTCCCGACAAGTACGTGATCAGCATCCACGAGGATCTCAAACCTGAGAAACAATTGAGTCTGGACACCATAGAGACAGTGGGAATGGCATCAATGTCAGCGGTCACAGGTGCGGATGGCGGCTTCTATGTTGGAAGTGAAACTCCCATACCACCAGATGTGATGAAGATATCTCCCAACAACAGCATAGTCAAGATACTAGAGGAACTGATGAAGGGACATCCTGACTTCAGCGACAGCAAGTTCAAGCAGTTCAAACAGAAGGCCGCCAACACGCCAGGTGATGCACAGACACGAGGTGGCGCACAGGCGGTGTTGGAAGAGGCAGAGAATTTCTACTTTGATTACTTCAGGATCAGGTCCAGCGTGGTGCCACAGAAAGAGTTCGACACGGTGAGGGCCACCAATCCAAAGATAGTGACGTTCACAGTGGAGCCCTATAAGGTACACGCATATTCACTGGCAATACCTGGGGTCAGCACAGGACAAAACTTCAAAGAATTCGTGTTCAAAACATACAACTACATATTCACAGGCGAAAATTTAGATGTCTTGGATCTTGACATAAACTATAGGGTGGCCTACTTCCAGAGCAGGTTGAAGGACTTCCAAGCGGACACTGTGAGGAAGAACAAGATAGAGAACACAGGCACCAGTTCCACACAGGGCACAACGGCAGAAGAACATTTCACGGACGGGAACTTCATTACTAAATCCGAACCTGGCACAGCGAAATCAGAAGGCACAGGACTCACGGGAGGCACACCCACCGAACTGGATGCATTCCTGGACAGTCTTACCCATCCTCTTGCTGACATGGTTAACATCCGCATGGAGATACTGGGAGATCCAGCATGGTTGGGACAATCACAGTTCATCCCGGCAACGCCGGAACTATTTGGTACAGGCAGGCAACACAGAGACACCACAGTGGACTACTGGAGGGCGAATAGAGGGAACATTTGGAACGACAAGTTGAGATGTTACAACGCTGACCTGGCTGAGCCTATAATCATGCTCAACTTCAGGATGCCAACCGACATAAACAACGCAACAGGACTATACGAATTACAGAGTGATCAGTCTGCAGAATTCTCAGGACTGTACAGGGTCGTCCAGGTAGAACACAATTTTGTAGATGGCAAGTACACCAACGTTCTGCACTTGACAAGATTCAACAACCAAGGAGTCACTATTTCAAATCCTATTCCTAAAGCGGTGGTAATAGACAAGTCAGGATTATTAAGTAAAGTCGCCACCATCGATGAGGCAAAGAATTTCATCACACAGGCCAACGGATTCGTGAAACAGGCCAACGGTGCCTACAAAGACGTAATTAACATTGGTAGGAAATTCCAAAACCTACTGAAAGGAATTTTTAATGCTTAATGATTACCTGAAAGGTGACGCATCTACACCCAAGGCTCCTGGCGGAGACAAGTCATGGACTGGCTCAAACCCTGGACCATATCTAGGAATAGTGAAAGGCAACCAGGACCCGGCCAGGATGGGAAGGCTCAAGGTGTTCATACCAAGCCTAGCAAAGACTTCCGAACCCAACGAGAACCAACTGATCACATGTGACTACCTGGCACCATTCTACGGTGCGAAGGGCAACCAGTACACCAACGGTGCCAGCAGGCAGTACGAGGACAGCCAACACAGTTACGGTTTCTGGGCGGTGCCACCTGACATAGACACCAAGGTATTGGTTATATTCGCCGAGGGCAAGATGGAGCAGGCCTATTGGATAGGCTGTGTGCAGGATCCCTTCACAAACCACATGGTTCCGGGCATAGCATCCAGCACCAACACCTGGGACACCACCACAGGACAACAGGATGGTCCCCCGGGCACTCCACAGGCCAGCATACAGAAACAGAAAACATACGGCACGGACAACGTGCCCGCAGGTGAACTCAACAGGAACACACCAGGTGCACTTACGAACAACAACTATGAGGCCACACCAAAACCCATACACCCGCTGGCAGATGTGCTACTGCAACAAGGATTGATAAAGGACGCTGTAAGGGGTACAACAACATCGTCGGCAAGGAGGGAGACCCCCAGCCAGGTGTTCGGCATCAGCACCCCGGGAAGGAAAAATACAAAGACACGAAAGAGAAAAGTTGGCGCGAAAGATTCAGAACTACAGGATCATGTTTCACGTGGAATAGGACACACCTTTGTGATGGACGATGGAGACATTGCCGGTGACAACCAATTGACGAGGATAAGGACGGCCAGCGGACACCAATTGCTCATGCACGACACGGATGGAGTGGTTTATCTTGCAAATGGCTCAGGTAAAGCGTTCATCGAAATGGAGAAAGATGGCACGGTGAACGTGTTTTCGGAATCTGGAATAAATCTAAGGACGTCGCAAGATTTCAATCTCCATTCTGACAGGAACATCAATTTCCATTCTGCCGGAAACATAAACTTCACCTCAGAGAACAATGTCAATGTAAACTCGGAGGGCTATGTATTCACAATGGGACAAAAGGGCATATTGAGTTCTTCGCAGGGAGGTGCGGTTAGAACTTTTGGAAGTGTGGGTATATCATCATACACCAATGGAACACAATTACACGGTGCAGGAGGCAGGATTGACCTTGCTGGATCACAGGTGCACTTCAATTCAGTCGGTGCTAGGAGTTCGTGGGGTCCGACATGGTTGAAACCAGATGCAGTTGGGATCAAAGTCACCAACGGTCTGATAGACGTGGACAGCATCCAACCAATCAAGCAAGGCGAAGTCAACAAAAAAACGAACAAGACCACAGTGTCTGAGTTCGTCACCCATGAACCTTATGACAGGAAAAGTTCAACACAACGTAAAAAAGAACTTATAAATGAAATGGTTCTAGAAATAAAGAATTCAAGTCCTGGTCTTTCTGCAACTGAGTTGTCCTTGATCAAAAACGAACTACAAAAACAACCAAGCATAGCCTCTGTGTCTGAAAAATTTAGCAGAGTGGTCAAACTGAATGATAACATCAATGTAAATGTAAGGAAAGTGACAGATCTCGCCAACAAGGCCAAAAACATAGATAACATCATCAAGAACAATATTAAGAATCAAGCAATGAACTTTGTGCAAGGACAGATAGCATCGGCGGTAAGTGCGGTGAGAAGTTTCTTCAGATTTTAGAAAGTAAATATAGCATATGGCATACGGAGATGACACAAACACGGGAACGGACAAGACAACCACGTTCAAGGGTTTCAGTTCCAGGGCAACACAACAGAACTACAAACTGTACGACTTCGAGGTGGCCAAGCAAGACCTCATCAACAGGTTGAGCGTGAGGAAGGGCGAACGTGTGGAGAACCCAGAGTTCGGCACTATAATATACGATGCATTGTTTGAGCCATTCACGGAAGATCTCAAAAACGCCATTATTGACGATGTCACGGACAATCTAAACGCAGATCCACGCATAGCCACGGAGGAGATATTGGTCACAGAGCAGGACAAAGGCATCGCGATCCAGGCAACTATCACCTATGTGCCCCTGAACATCACCGAGAAATTACGCTTCGCATTTGACGAGAACTCGCTTCTGCGTCTTTCTTAAACTACGCACTTAATTTAATTTATAAATATCCATACAAACAGTATGGCCACAACAGACAGACAGAACAGACTACTAGTAGCGGAAGATTGGCGCAAGATCTACCAGGCCTTCCAACAGGCGGATTTCAAATCATATGACTTCGAGACACTGCGTAGGACCATGGTGTCATACCTACGTGAAAATTACCCAGATGATTTTAATGATTTCGTGGAAAGTTCTGAGTATGTTGCGCTGATAGATTTGATAGCCTACATAGCACAGGCACTGTCTTTCAGGACAGACCTAAATGCCAGGGAGAACTTCCTTGAAACGGCAGAGAGAAGAAACTCTGTATTGCGATTGGCAAGGCTTATTAATTACAATGCCAAAAGGAATTTACCAGCAACTGGATTGCTGAAGATAGATTCTATATCTACAACACAGAATGTAAACGACAGTTCAGGCACTAACCTAGCAGACCAGACCATAATCTGGAATGACAGTGCAAACTCGAACTATAGGCAACAGTTCACAGCCATATTGAACGCGGCCAACCAGACGGGACAACTGTTTGGAAACCCTAGGGAGAAACAATCAGTCGGCGGTGTTGACACAGAGGTGTACACGCTTTCAACCAACCAGTCTGATCTACCAATCTATCAATTCACTAAAAACATCGGCGGTACGTCAAGGACTTTCGAAATTGTTCCTAGCACGGTCAATGATTCGGAATCGATCTACGAATCAGCACCAGTGCCTGGTTCAGGACTTACGTACACATACAGGAACGACGGTGCTGGTGATGGATCTGTGAACACAGGATACTTTTTCTTATTCAAGCAAGGTGTTATGGAAAACAATGAATTTACAGTGGACACGGCCATTACAAATTATGTGAGAAGTTTAACAACATCTAACGTGAACAACACCGACGTGTGGTTGTACAAACTCGATCAGTTCGGACAGATCTTGGAACAATGGGCAAAGGTGCCGGCACTTGCTGGAAACAACGCAATCTACAATTCACTTTCGAAGGATGAAAGGAATACCTACAATGTGGTGACCAAGGCCGATGACACTATTGACCTTGTGTTTGGTGACGGCAACTTCAGCAATCTTCCTTTGGGCACTTTCAGAACTTATTACAGGGTATCGGACAACGCCAAGTACGCGATCCAACCGGGCGACATGCAGGGCATCACATTATCAGTGCCGTACCTGGACGCAAACGGTTCACAACAGACTCTAAGCATAGGTCTAAGCCTAAAACAGTCTGTGTACAACTCGGCGGCGTCTGAGTCCAATGACTCAATAAAGGAGAAGGCAGGACAGGTATATTACTCTCAGAACAGAATGATCACAGCAGAGGACTATCAGGTTGTGCCATTGAGTGCTTCACAAGAAATCGTCAAGGTGAGATCAGTGAACAGGAGCGCATCGGGGATATCGAGGGCGAAAGAGATTCTAGATCCAACAGGCGCATACTCAAACGTCAGCGTGTTCGCAGAGGATGGCATATTATACAGAGAAGAATCAGCACCCACTTTCACATTCTCATTCAACAACAGGAGTGAGATCAAGTCGGTCATAGACAACTCCGTTGAGACAAAACTAAAGTCAGCATACGCCAGACAATTCTATTATGACAAGTATGACACAAAATCAGTAACTTCACTGACTGCCACATGGAATTCATCGACCACAGGCACCAACACCAACACAGGTTACTTCACATCGGGCGGCGCACTGGCCATAGGTGATTCGGCAACCAGTAATTTGAAATTCGCAAAAGTAGGCGCACTGGTCAAATTCACGTCACCGGACACTAGAGAATTTTTAAATGGCAAATTGGTCACAGCGGGCACAGACAACGCTGAAGACAGAGCGTGGGCCAAGATAAGTGCTGTAGTAGGCGATGGATCGAACAGTGGGCAAGGTAATCTAGATTCCGGCGCGGGTCCGGTCACTTTGAACGATATTGTACCTAATGGTGCGGTTGTAAATGCCGTGATACCGAACTTCACAACATCTTTCGCTACAACACTAGAAAACAATTTGATCGACAGGATAGAGAATTACGAAGACTTCGGACTAAGATACGATGTTGACACAGAGACATGGAAAGTGATCACAACTTCCAACTTGAGCACTAGTGCGACGTTCAGTCTCACAAACACAGGCAGTACCGCAGGAACTAATTTAGATGCGAGTTGGTGGTTCAAGTTCACCACAGACGGCAACACCTACACGGTGACATACAGGAAACTGGATTACATATTTGAATCGGAATCACAGAACAAATTCCATTTTGATGTAGAAGAAAAAATCTACGATTACAAGACGGGCAAGAGTGTAAAAGATTCTGTGAGAATTTTAAAGACCAACAGCCTGGTATCAACAGGAAACGCAATAGGTTATCCGATCACTTGGCAGGTGGTAGACACGGTGACGGAAGCGGATGGTTTCAGAGACAACAGGAAGGTCAAGGTTGGCTTCTATGACGATGACGACGACGGCGTAGTTGATAATCCTGAGATATTTGATATTGTGGTAGAACCAGACACCAGTGTGGCAACGAAATTCGTGTTTTTCGAAAAGTACCAGAGCTATGACAACATTGACAGATACAGACCGTACGCGGCCAGCAATTTCGTAGTGACTGAAAATGAGAGTGACATCAATCTCGCCACCACAACATATGATGATGGACAGTTATTCTATTTCTACGCAGACAGCGAGAACGCGGTCAAGAAGTACGTGGAGAGCACCAACTCACTCACAACCAGCACAGACTACTATGCCAGACGTGGCAGAAACAGCCTGGACTTCCAGTACAAGCATCACGCCGGACAGGAGACCAGGATAGATCCGAGCGTTTCTAACATTGTTGATGTGTATATGTTGGAGAGGACATATGACAATCTATACAGGATTTGGTTGCAGGATGGAGGTGTCAAGCCAACACCTTCCACATCGGATCAGATGAGGATCAACTATTCTGGTGTGCTTAACCCGTTGAAATCGTTGTCGGATCAGGTCATCTACCATCCCGTGAAATACAAAATTCTTTTTGGAAACAACGCCGAGGAGCAACTACAGGCCACATTCAAGGTGGTGAAGAATCCAAACACAAATGTCTCTGACGCAGTGATAAAGACCAGGGTCATAGCGGCCATAAACGAATTCTTCGCGCTGGACAACTGGGATTTCGGAGACACATTCTATTTTACTGAATTAGCCGCCTACATACACAATCAACTTGCACCAGATCTACTGACTGCCGTGATTGTGCCTAACCAGTCAGGACAGGGTTTTGGGTCTCTGTTCCAGATAAACTCAGCGGCAGACGAGATTTTCATCAGTGGGGCCACCGTTGATGATGTGTCGATCATAACAGCACTTGGGGCCAACCAACTGGCGGCTTCCGGCACTGTGGTCACATCAACATCAACCGCCACTACCAACACCACGACAGGTTCAGCGGTATCGGGCTCTACTACATCAGGATCGGGATCAAGTTCCGGCAGTAGTGGGGCAGGATACTAATGGCTGACACACCCATCAACTCACAGGCCAACCAGGAAGTAGTCAAGCAGGGCAACAACGAGTACAGGAGATCGGTTGCACACTTGCCGGCTTTCTACAGGACAGACGCGAACCAAAGGTTCTTATCTAGCACCCTTGATACCCTGATACAGAAAGGTTCTCTTGAAAGGCTAGATGGTTTCGTGGGCAGGCAGGACGCCTACACCAGAGAAATAAATGACAGGTATCTTTCTGCCACAAGCAGAGACAGGTTTGCATATCAGTTGGAGCCTGCTGTAACCTACACTGACAAGGACACCACTTCAATCAATCCCGAAGACCAAGTAAGGTTCACGGGAACGTATGACGACTACATCAATCAGTTGAAATACTTCGGTGCTAATGTTGGCAATCATGACAGATTGAACAATGAGACAGCATACAGTTGGAACCCGGCTGTGGATTATGATAAGTTGGTCAACTACAGGGAATATTATTGGGTGCCGGCTGGACCTAGTGCGATCGAGATAGATTCGGTGGGAACGGGTGCCGTAGTTGAATACAAAGTTGAAACACTTGCCGACGATGGCACCACGGGCAGGGCATACAGTTTCCCCCACAGGGAGAATGTCAGGAACCCAGAACTCACATTATACAGGGGTAATACATACAAGTTCACAAAGAGTGGAACTGGACATCCGTTGTACATAATGACTGAGCCCAGCAAGGATGGCATCAGCACAGACGGATCTACAAGCGTGTTGTATACATCGGGTGTGACCAACAACGGTGTGCAGTCAGGCACTTTGACATTCGTTATTCCTAATGATGCACCGGATACTTTATACTATCAATGTGGTAGCCATGACAACATGTACGGCATACTAAACATAAAGACTGTGACAACCACTAGCCAAATCAATCCAGACGATGACATAATTGGCGTCAAGAATTACAAACTGAGAACATTGGATCTCTCGAATGGAATGAAGATCAAGTTCAAGTCGGCGAATGTGTCTAGCGCATACCACGGCAAGGAGTACTACGTTGAGGGAGTGGGCGACGAGATCACGCTGACCGATGTCAGCAGACTGGACACTCCGGAGTCTTACTCCGACAATGGCACACCCACAGACAAAGACTACATCACAATCAAGAGAGACAGTAGGGACAGGAACCCGTGGTCCAGGTACAACAGATGGTTCCATAGGGACAACATAGACAAAGCGGCGACAGTAAATGGATTGCCTAAGGTGCTCGATGAAAATGACAGGGCAAAGAGACCCATAATTGAATTCGACTCTGGACTTGCGCTCTACAATCATGGTACTGTGGCAAAGGACGCAGTAGACCTTTATGACACAGGGACGACAGATGCCCTCAGCACAATACCGAGGCTGACAGGTTACTTCATTGACCAAGTTGCGTTGACAGATGGAATGAGGGTGGTGTTTTCCGCAGACACAGACAACAGCGTGAGGAGCAAGATATACACCGTGAACTTTGTCACCGCCGGTGACTCCACACAGGTAATAGCCTTGACAGAGACGGACACAGTGGCGGACAATGAAAACATCTATGTGAAACAAGGTACAGCAGGCAAAGGCAAGAACTACCACTATGATGCAACCAACAAAACATGGAAGGAATCACAGGCTAAAACAAAACTCAACCAACAACCGTTGTTCGGCATGTACGACAACGATCACACGTCGTTCGATGATGACACCGCATATCCTAATTCAACATTCGCTGGCGCGAAAGTCTTGTCGTTCGCTACGTCCGACAGTGCAACCACAGACACTGTGCTAGGCATAAAAGTCAAGTACAAGACCATCAACAACGTTGGAGACATTGTTTTTGAGTCTGACCACACGTCGGGCACATTCACATACAAGGTCGGTAAATCGGAAGTGACTAAAAATCTCGCTGAAGGTCATCTACACTACACTACAGGTAGGACGACACACAATTCTAGGAGCGCATGGATCAAGAGGACTTCGGAAGCAAAACAGAGGGTTCTGAGGACGTTCATAGTAGATGCCACTGAGAAGACATTGTTCCCGATAGACATGTTCAAGAATTCCGCGGCACTCACGGATCTCGATGTCTCAGTCAAAGTGAACGGTGCAAGGAAGACATTGACCACCGACTACACGCTTGTCGACGGAAGCACAAACAAGTATGTGAAATTCAACTCTGCTCTAAAAGTAAATGATCAGATAAGGATAGCGGCACACAGCAGTGCTGACAAATTAGCCGGAAAAGGGATATACGAAGTACCAGAAAACCTATCTGTGAATGCTCTCAACAATGCGTCTAAGGAATTTACTTACGGACAGATAGTGGGACACGTACAAGACATACTAGACAAGAACTCTGAAGTCACAGGAATTATACCTGGCAGTTCCAACCTCAGAGATAAACCAGATGCTAGATTGCTGGGAGGCACCATTCAACAACACGAAGCGTCATTGGCGCCTGCTGTGTTTGGTCTGACAGATCAGCAATCCAATGTCATAAATGCTATCGACTATGTCAACCTCGAATACGAGAAGTTCTATAACGCATTCCTGACACATGCCACAGGCACCGCTTACGAAGGAGTCGCACGTGACAGGGTGGATGAGATTATCGAAGCAATAAACCAAGGTAAGAACAGTTCATTCCCGTTCTATTATGAGGACATGATAGGACATGGTCAAAATGTTTCGACCAGGACATACACGGTACAAGGAACATCACAGAAAGATTACGCGATAGATTCATTGCATGAGATCACAAAGTTGAGCAATCGTGCGGTGTATGTTTATCTAAATGACACACAATTATTGTTGGGCACGGAATACACATTCAGCACAACCGACGATAGCATAAACATCAGCAAGGCGCTCACTGTTGGCGACAAGATAGTGATCAAGGATTACGCTGACACAACCGGAAGTTACATGCCACCTAGTCCGACAAAACTAGGCATGTATCCAAAGTTCAAACCTGAGACCTACGCCGACGACAGTTACAACACATCACAGACCGTGATCAGGAAACATGATGGATCGATCATCAAGGCATACGGTGACGAACGTGATGACCTCATACTGGAACTGGAGAAAAGGATATACAACAACTGCAAGACCGCATACGACAGCACACTATTGAATTGGGGTGACGTGATGCCAAGCGTGTTCACCAACACGGAATATACTAGGAAGGAAGTAGATGACACAATGGCCGCAGACTTCTATGTATGGGCAGGCAGGAACAGTGTGCAGTACATCAACAACTCACAGTTCACGGAAGGATCGCCTTTCACTTACAACTACGCATTGTCAACAGACAGGGTCAAGGGCGAGAAACTGCCAGGATACTGGAGAGCCATATACAAATACTACTACGACACCGACACTCCACACCTCACACCGTGGGAGATGTTGGGCCACTCGGAGAAACCTAGTGATTGGGAGAGCACCTACGGTGCCGCTCCATACACGTCAGGCAATGACATACTCTGGGACGCTGTGCAGGACACGGCAGGCAGGTATGGTAAGCCGAATATAAGGAGTTACCTACCAGTTGATGCATCAGGTAACCTGTTAGACCCATTGGCAATTGGAATCATTGACTATTACGACATACCAGGCAGGTCACTGCCTTGGAAGTTTGGCGACCAGGCACCGGCGGAGACGGCGTGGCGTAGATCCAGTGCGTATCCATTCTCACAGATCAAGACCTTAGCACTCACAAAGCCTGCAAGGTTCTTTGACAACTTCTTTGATGTGTCTCGTCTGAGCACAAATGTTTCCGGCAATAGGATATCCTCGGACACGGGAATTAGAGTTACACTAGCAGACGCAAAATATCATCTTGAAACGGAAACGAACAGTGCAACCGGCGTGACCACAAGGTTCGCAACTTCAGGATACCAAGTTTTTGTGGTCAACCATCTCATTTCGAGAGGGCTAGATCCATTGACTTTTTATTACGAGAAAATGAAAGGCATAAACGTACAACTGGTTCACAAACTAGGCGGTTTCTCAGACAAAGACAACTTGAAGGTGTTGACGGATTCTGTGTCGCCTGGATCAACAGCAGGATCCAAATTCATTCCCGATGAGAGCTACAAGATAAGTTTCAGGACATCCAACCCAGTGGACAGTTTCCAATATTCGGGTGTACTAATAGAGAAAAACACGGACACCACACAAGACGGTTCGACTTTGGTTGGCGGATACAAGGTGCTTGGTTACTCAACAACCAAACCCTATTTCAAATTCAATTATCCGGTCAAGACTTCTACGAAAGGTGCAGTAAAAGTCGAAGGAAGTGTCACTGTTGACTCTTTCGCTTCTTATGATGAGACTGTGCAGACAATACCATACGGATATGTGTTCTCTACGATACAGGATGTAGCAGATTTCTTGATGGGATATGGTAACTGGTTAGAATCGCAAGGATTTAAATTCAACAAGTACTCTAATGAATTGAAAGAAACTCTAAACTGGACGAACGCCGTGCGTGAATTCCTGTTCTGGACCACACAGCAATGGGCACCGGGATCGGCCATAACGGTATCACCGGCCGCGGACGGATTTGAGTTAGACACGAACAATGCCATAGTTGGCAAGTTGAGAAATCTTGCCGGGGATTACAGCATAGTAGACGCAGGCGGAAGGAAAGTTGACATCAGAGAAATCAGCACAAAAAGGTTGGGTAAGACATTTGACCTAAACATGAAAAGTGCTGATGTTGGATTGTACAATATCGAACTGAACACTGTGCAAAAAGAACACTTGTTGATATTTGACAACGACACGGTGTTCGCTGATGTGATCTATGACCCATTCACTGGCTTTAGGCAACAGAGATTGAAGATAGTTGGATGGAAGACAGGGAACTGGAACGGAGACTACTACGCACCTGGATTCATTTTTGATTCCGCCAATGTAACCTACTGGACGGCTAACACTGACTTCAGAATAGGCGATTCCGTGGAATACCAAGGCAAATTCTATGTGGCAAAAGTTAATCACAACTCTGGCACAGCATTCATATCAAGCAATTGGACTCTGAAAGCAGATAAGCCTGCACCGCAACTGATACCAAACTTCGAATACAAGATATCACAGTTCAACGATTTTTATAATCTCGAGACCAACAACTTCGATGAATCTCAACAGACACTCGCTCAGAGACTGATAGGTTACCAAAGCAGAGATTACCTAGAGAACTTATTCGTGAACGATGTTTCACAGTACAAGTTCTATCAAGGTTACATAAGGGAGAAAGGAACACAGAGCGCAATAGACAAGATAACCAAGGCCAAGTACGAAGGCTCTGACATAAATCTTTCTCTGTATCCTGAATGGATGATCAGGACAGGACAGTTTGGAAACACTGACAGCATAGAAAACATACAGATAACATTGAATGATCAGGAAGTGAAAACAGATCCGTTGAGCGTGGAACTGCTTGACAATGCAACTGACACAAAACAATATGTGCGTTCTCTTTCGGTGCCGAAAGATGATTTTTATTACAAGCCTATTGAATACACTGCTTCGGACACCTTCAAGAAGTATGATTTCACCCAGGCAGGTGTGGATAGAGACATTGTTCAAAAATTCAAAACAGCAGGGTATCCACAGTTGCAACAGGTACAGCATACAGTATTCGACATAAGTGAATTACTGGACTTAGACGTCAATTCTATATCGAGGAACGATCTGATATGGGTGGCCAACAAGGAGAACAAGGACTGGGACGTGTTGAGGATGACCTTCGCGGGCATCAAGATCGCAGAATTATCATCGCCTATCAATGACAACGAATTAGAAATCACATTCACCGGATCACACGGTTTCACGGCCGGCTCGGCTACTACCACTGCAGACTACTTCGCAATCACAAACAGCGAATCTACCACATTGAACAGAGTGTTCAAGGTATTAAGAGTGCCTGCGCACGACAAGGTGGTGATTGAATACAATGACACAACAACCTTCATTCCAACACTGGCCGACGGATCCACAGCCGACAGTTACGGCAATGTGTACAAGTTCACGTCTGTAAGGATCACATCCATGGACAATGTCAACGACAGGTTGGCTTATTATGAATATCAAGACAAGGACGACGCACTGGCACTGCCAGGAGACAAGGTATTTGCCGACTCGGATTCTTCATCTTTATGGAGGGTCTACGAGAAGCAAGATCCTTACACTGCGACGAGGATAAAGTCACCAAACACGTCTACAGACAACCAAGAATTCGGTTATAAGGTCGTGGGAAGGAACGACGGTAGGACCGTGGTCGTGTCCGCTCCAGGCAAAGGGCAAGGTGAGTTGCACTTCTTGTTCAGGACATCGCACGACGCCGGGACATCATTTGTGGTCCAGCAGACGGCCACAATGACAGAGAACAATGACAACACCAGCAGGTTAGGTGAGTCACTGTCTATTAGTACTGATGAGAACTTTGTCATTGCGGGAGCACCATACACCAACACCTTGGCAGAGGACGGAAGCACCAGGTATTTGAACGAAGGTTTGATAAAGATTTATGTTTGGGATCCAGACAGATTCCAGTATGGTATTTTGTCAACGCTGACTGCACCGACTGACGGTTCGTCGAGCAATGAGGATTTGAACTATGGCTGGTCTCATAAAATATCAGAGCCAACAGTTGGATCAACTAGGAGCACTAATCAAAAATACTTGTTTGTGGGCGCACCAGGACATTTGAACGACACAGGACGTGTGTACATGTACACCTGGGGCATAGGTGCTGATGGATCAACTTATGACACATGGACACAGGACCTTGTGATCTCATCACCCGCTGGAGGTTCGGGACAACGATTCGGACATAGAATCGAAGCCAACGACAACGGCGACATATTGGCAGTGAGTTCACTTGCACCAGGTAACGCCGGCAAGGTGGACATATTCGTAAGAAGCACACAATCAAGCGATGACAGTGCCATAAACTCGTTCACCCATATGCAAACATTGACCGGCGTCACAGCGGACGGGTCTACTTTGAACAATTCATTTGGTGAATCACTTGCAATGAGTAAAGATGGATCAACATTAGTGGTTGGTGCCACGGGCATAGACACAACACAGATCGATGCCGGAGCGGTATACATCTACAAGTGGAACAAGGATGGATCGACCAACACATACACCTTGGATCAAACAATCAATTCACCGGACAGACTAGACAACACTAGGTTTGGTTCTAGTCTCTCCATAACACATGAAGGTAATAGGTTGGCCATAGGTGCCGACAAGGCCGCCAACGCTAGAGAGATGAAATTTGATTCAGGCGGAACAACTTTTGACATGCAGGACACCAGGATAGTGGACACAAACGAAGGTTCGGGAGCGGTTTACACTGCAACGGTATATAACACCAAATTCGTCGTAGATGACAGAATCATCTCCGCAGAGGTTTCATCACTAGACGACTTTGGCAGAGGTGTGTGCATGATAGACAACAATGTTTTTGTTGGTGCACCCAATGACGAGGGAAACACAGGATTGACCAATGATGGTACTGTGTACCAATACGACTGCACAGTGGATGGCGAATATGCATGGAAGAACCTGGTGACAGAGAGCACTTTCGTTGACATTGAAAAGTTAGGACAGGTGTTTGACTTCAACAACAATACAAAACAGATAGGAAACTATTATGATCTTTATGATCCTATCAAAGGCAGAATACTAGGCTTGGCTGACAGAGAGATCAATTACAGATCTCCTTGGAATCCGGCCATCTACAACACCGGAGACGACGCTAACAACAAGACGCCTTGGTTGGAAGATCATGTGGGCGAAGTATGGTGGGACGTGTCAAAGATCAAATACATCTGGTATGAACAGGACGATCAAGAATACAAAGTCAACAACTGGGGAAAACTTTTTCCAGGCTCAAGCGTTGACGTGTACGAGTGGACGGAATCAACACTGTTGCCGGAGGATTGGAATGACCTGTCAGGCACAGAACAAGGTGCCGCCGGCGGTGTGTCTGGTGAAGCAGATCTTCTTTACAGCGAGGAATCAAGATATGATTCAAGGCTGAACGTTGACACACCAGTATACTACTACTGGGTCAAAAATAAATTGACAATGCCTGCGAACAGCGTGGTCAGAAGGAAGAATCCGGTAAGTTTCGTTGCAAACTTGATCTCCAATCCGAGGACTACCGCAACTAGATGGTACGCAGTGACCGACACCAATAAATTAATGGTGCACAATCTATCACAACTTACAAACGCAGATGTGACGCTCAATGTTGATATAAGGACGAACACATTCGACGGAGATGCGCATAGCGTTTGGAAACTGGCACGTGAGGGCGACAAGGACTGGACGCCTAACAGCGAGATCGAGACGAAATGGTGGGATTCATTGGTTGGACAGAATTCAAATGGTGATGCTGTTCCAGACGTAAACCTTCCGGTCAATGAGAGGTACGGCACTGACATAAGACCGAGACAGAGTTGGTACGTGGACAGATTAGATGCACTCAAGGAACTTATAGACTACGCCAACGGTGTGTTGAAACAGAACCAACTGGCCGGGGCAGTTAGCCTGACCAATCTCGACAAAGTGGATCCTGAACCAACTGCACAAAGTGGTGAATGGGACGCATCGGTAGACACCTATGCTGACCTGACTTACATAAACACCGGTGACATATTAGGCACAGCCAACTATCTTGTCAAATCAGATGAGACTGCCAACAACTTCTGGGCCATATATCAGTGGAACGGCACGGAATTCAGCAGGACCAAGATACAAACGTATAACACATCACAGTTCTGGAGTTATACCGACTGGTACAAGACAGACGGCGACATGACACACGATGAGAACACCGTGATCGACAAGCAAGTGACATACCAATATGAACTGGATGAGTTAGAAATGCCAGTGGGATCACATGTGAAGGTCACATCTTCAGATGCCGGAGGTTGGAAACTGTTTATGAAAACCAGTGATGATTGGGAAAACGTTGGGACAGAAAATGGAACCATCAGATTAAGCACAAAACTTTATGATTACACACAAGATGCTACCGGGTTTGCCGGAGGCGACACATTCGATGACAATACTTTCGACCAAGAGCCAAAGCAAGAGACACGTCAAGTGTTGAAGGCACTGAAGGAAGACATCTTCAAAGGTGATCTAGCCATAGAATACAACAATTTCTTCTTCATAGGTTTAAGGAAGGTGTTGGAAGAACAGACTTACGTGGATTGGATGTTCAAGACCAGTTTCATTTCAGCAGTAAACAGTGTAAGAAAACTTGACCAAAGAAAGACCTACACAAAAGGCACTGACGAATGGATTGAAAGTTACATAAATGAAGTCAAGCCGTTCCACACCAAATTGAGAGACTACAAACTAGGATACACAGCACCTGAACAGCATGATGGTGTGATCACAGATTTCGACAATCCTCCTTTCTATGACGAAACACAGAGCAAGGTTAGGAGACTGAACGTTGACTATGACACTGCGAAACTAACACAATATCCGTGGCAGTTATGGTACGACTACCACAAGAAGTATGTGAAAACCATCACAGTGACGGCGGGTGGTTCGGGCTACCAGAAAGCACCAACGGTGACAGTGAGTGGTGGTGGAGCAACCACACAAGCCACAGCAACGGCCACGATCAGTGGAGGAGTTGTGACGGCAATCACAGTGACAGGGGTAGGAGCGGGTTACACCACAACACCTACAGTGACGCTGACCGGAGGCTTATTAGATGGCACGGCACCGAGCGATGCGGCCAAGGCATACGCCAATCTAAACAAGGATCTCGTGAGGGTCTTCGACACCACAATCAAGTTCGACAGGATTGCCAGCACATCGACCGTGGTTGACTGGGAGAAGAACACCACATACGAGTATGGTGCAAAGATAAGATACAACAACGAACTTTACAAGGCCGTGAACAGATTCACATCAACCACTGACTTCGATGACAATGAGGGCGCGGTGACCAAGTACTACGGCGACGAGACCGGACTTACAGCGGCTGACAGGATCAAAGGATTCTACACACCATCGGACGGAATGCCGGGCAATGAACTTTCACAGGTGATGTCAGGTGTGGACTACGGTGGAACTATGGTCACAGGACTTTTATTCAACCAGAGCCAGGGCTGGGACAACTCCGCTTGGTATGACTACCCATGGGACAACTACGGCATATCAGGTGTTGTGGCGTTCAGGGCTGACGGCTCGACCAACACATACACCTTCGACACGGCACCAGCGTCGGGAGATGTGTTCCACGTGTACAGCACGGTTGGCACAGGATTCAGGACTAGATTATCAGGTGAGACCTTCACAGGCGACGGTAGCACAACGTCATATACATTATCAACGACGCCTACCGCAAACACACTGATAGAATTCATCAAAGCGGGCGACGACGGTGTGTTGACACCTACAGACGACAGGACACTGGACAGCATCATCAAAGGTGGCTTGTTCACCAAGGACGGACTGTACGCGAGTGCGCTGGGATCGGCACCTAGTGACATCAACGTGGACGGCAGTGACTTCCTGTCACCAACGACCAGTTACGCACCAGAGGAGGTGGTTCCTGGACAGATATTCGACACGGTAGACATCAAGGTGTACACGTCGGCAGAGAGTGGTGTGCCGCTGATCACAGAGAAGAACTACCAAGCAAATGGAAGCACGACAACGTTCGCACTGGGAGAACACCCAGGCACACTGGGTTCGGTGACAGTTACAGTGGACGGAGTGATCAAGAAAATCACAACGGACTACACAATCAACGTTGGTGCCAAGACCATAACATTCACCACAGCACCTGCCAATGGCAGTGTTGTCAGCACCAAGACCTTCGCCATATCGGGTAGCAACTACAGGGTGCTTGACACATACACTGGTGATGGTTCCACAACACAGTTCACCACATCAAGCAGACAGGACTTCAACATAGACTCGACCAACAGTGAGTTGTATGTGACCATAGACGGTGTTCCAACGACAGCATTCACAACAACTTTCACAGATCCAGAAGCGGATGATGGATCGACCACTATCATAGGCAACACTGTCGTGGTCACATTCTCATCGGCACCGGCCGCAAACGCATTCGTGCAGATAGCGGGATTCCAGAGATCAAGTTCAGCGACCAGGAGTCACGCGAGTATTAGGAACGAGGAGATCACTTACGACGGATCCACGACCACATACGCACTGACTTACCCCAGTGGATCGATAGGTCCATACGCTGGACTGACCATGGTCGAACTGGACGGCAAGATGTTGCGTGGACCAGACAACACCTACTACCTAGGTGATGGTAGCACATACACATACGGCGTTGCATCCGGACTGGGAGATGATTCCACTGTCGACCCGGCCAAGACGATCACTAACGCCAACCAGGTTGAGGTGTACGTGAACGGCGTCAAGAAGACGTTGACCACACACTATACTGTTGATTTAGGAAACAACAACATCAACTTCGTGTCAGGTTCAGTGCCTAGCGCATCTGACGTGATATCGATTACAACTCTCGTGGACAAACACTACACGGTGGACTCGTCCAACAACCTGGTGCTTGACACAACACAGTTGTCCACTGACGGTTTCACGTTGGCGGCCGATGACAAGATATCAGTGACAACGTTCAACAACGCACTGGGTATGAAACTGAGAAGGGAAGTGCTGGAGGGGAGGACCTCGGGCATATTCAGATTGAGATTTGCACCACTGAACTCAACATACATGTACATTTGGTTGAATGGAGAACAGATCACACAGGGCGTGGACTTCACTATCACCCCACACTTCACAAGCGATGACACAGAGATAAGGATCTTTGGCAGATCGATCACCGCGAGTGACAGATTGGACGTGCTGTACTTCGCGCTTGACTCTGCGCAGGACGCCACTGGCTTTAGGATATTCAAGGACATGCTGAACAGGACGTTCTACAGAAGGAT